TAGAACCCTGTCCGCCATTCCTCCGAGAAGTTTTGACTTGCGTTTAAAAAGGATTTTGGTTCCAAGCAACTATTACCCATTATTTCCAGATGGAAAAGACAAGCGCCGATACAAAACAGCAAGTGAATTTTCCAATGCAACCGCAGATGATTTGCAGATTTATCGTGGAAATTGGGATGGGACATTTAAATTGTCATGGTCTGATAATCCAGCGTGGGTATTGTTTGATATGCTCATCAACACTCGATATGGATTAGGTTCATTCATTGACCAAAGCCAAGTGAATATTTGGGAGCTATACAAGATTGGCCGATTCTGTGATGCTGTTGATAAAAATGGCGTGTTCCAAGGAGTTGACAATGGGCTTGGCGGCAAAGAACCCCGCTACAGCATCAACATTATTTTAGCCGATAAATCAAACGTATTTGAAACAATTAACGCCATCGCTTCGGTTTTTCGTGGAAACATCTTTTATACAAATTCATTGATTGATTTTGCGGATGACCGATTGAAACTGCCAGTTTTAGAGTTCAACAACTCCAATGTTAAAGATGGCACTTTCTCCTACACAAACAGCCGAAAAGACCAAGAATTTAACGTCATTGAAGTGAGCTACTTAGATGAAAGCGATAACTTTAAGCCTAAAATTGAATATGTCGAAAATTCAGATGACATTAGAAAACGCGGTATTCTAAGTTCAACAATCGACTCTTTTGGCGTCACAAGCAAATCTCTTGCCAACCGAATCGGCAAACATGTCCTTTACGCCACCACAAAAGAAAACCAAGCGGTTAGCTTTATCGGCGGAATTGAATCTTTAATGCTTAAACCAGGGGATTTAATTTCTATTAATGATGAACTCAAAACTCAACAGCGTAACTTTGGCCGCGTTTTGGATTTAGATGAAGATTCTGGAAGAGTTTATATCAATGAGAAGTTCTTATCGTCAGCTTGCTTGAATGAAGTAACCTTGATGGCCCCAACGGGAACAAAAAGTTACGGCGACCTATTGGGAATTGCCCGACAAAGCGGCGGAATCTCTTTTAGAGAATTATACGAGGGTGACGTTCCTCAAATTCAAACATTTAAAATTAGCAGTTACGACAATTCGCCCGATTATGGCTCGTATCTTTATATTGGGAATAAAATAGAGTACCCTTTTGTCGTTTTTACTGGAGTTAGCGGCGTAAGCGGAACGGGTTTCTATTCTGGCAACGGAGTTTCGGGCGACAATGGATTCTATGCTGGAATAACAGACTCAAATTATTCCATTTACAAGGAAATGGTGACAACTCCCTATCCAGCCGTTCCAGCCGAGCCTCCGCCTGATTTGCTCTTGACTTTTGGATCAGTTGAAACGGGAAGCATTGAGTTTCTCTTTAATGGAACTGGCTATCAATTCGATTTTATTAGCGGCGGAACCAGTCCCTATTATAGCGTTGATGTGGCATCGTTCTCTACTACGGATGAAATGGCTGCTGGTCTTGTTGCTGGAATGGAAGCTCAAATTGATGGAATCAGTTTGAGTAGCGCTGGAAGCGTAACTACAATAACAAATGCTTTTGCAGGAGCTACAGAAGAATCTTCCGTTACGAGTATCGGCTTGTCAAACGCTACTTGGGATGGCGGAGGTTTTGGAATTGATGAAATTCCAAGTGGCGAATCAACTTCTAGAAGTCCGTTTTGGTCGTTGAGAAATACAACTGTTGGAACCACTCTGTATAGGGGTGCGTCTGGTGAGGCATTTCCCTATAATGGAGTTTGGAACACTGGCGGTTGCTATTACAGGCCGCAATTTGACAACCCAAACAGGGACTTCTTATCCCGCGTGAAACAAGGTTCTATTTTCGGCGTAACATTGTCTGGTGTTGAAAAGGAAGTTTACAAGGTCAACTCTATAAGAGAATCCAACATAAACGAATATGAAATCAGCGCCTCAAAATTCGACACTGGTAAATTCGCCGAAATTGAAAGCTCTCAAAATTTGAATGATTTCTATGAAACATTTTCTTTCATACCTTCTCCATCCTACAATCCCCCTACAACTGTTGAAAGTCAGGTTTACCAGCTTGAATCTCCAGTTATTCAGGCGTTTGAAACTGGAAACTATGATGGGGCAAATGACTCGTTGGATGTATCTGGATCATGGGCGTCTGTTGTTGGCGCATCGTCTTATCTGGTTAATTTGATTTCACCGAATGGGACAAAAACAACAGTCGATACAACGGGCCAAAGTTACATTTTTGATGACCAAACACAGCTAGGGTTCTACCGTCTTCTTGTCAGCGCCAAAAATCCAAGCTTTGGATACTCTAGCAAAACAAGTTCTAGCGGCATTTATGTTTTCGCCACGGAAACTTACATTACTCCTTATATCAAAAACATTACTATCAACTAATGTACACTAGAGCACAAAACTTTCTATCCGCAACTCCGCCGCTTCTTGGGACTGGCGCTGGATTTTCGCTGAAAAAATCTCCAAGATTCACTATCCTGCCAGTAAGCAAATACAATCTTGACGTTACAAGCAAAGACCAGTTCTCTAATCAAAATGACTTGTCTTACAGTGTGAGTGTTTTTTATCCAAACGGCACGATTGCTCCAAGTGGATTAAATTTTGAGACTGGAATTAAAGACCCAAACTATACTTTTTCGCTTGACGACAATGATCTTTCATTCGGCGGAACTCCCCAAAGAGAGTATTCTCTTGTTTTTAAACTACGAGAATCTTCTCCTTTGACTGAAAGCTCTGGTAAATTTGATGTTTACCATAATGCGGCCCAAATCTCGGGAATTTCCAGCGTTCTAGACGGCACTCTTTACAGCGGAAGTATTAGAAATCGCACTGGCGTAATCGAAATCAACCTCAATATGCAAGACAAACCGTATTACTCGGTTGCCGCTTTTGAGGTTTACTCGGGAGACTCTTCTAGTTTTAACGTTGTAACTGGAACGGGCGGGAACCTGTTGAAAAGAACATCAATCTTTGAACAGAGAACCAATTACACGATTTCTATTAATGAGGGCGAACAACCAGTTAACCAACATCTTTTTTACAAGATTCTTCCATATGATGATTTTGGGTCGGGAGTTTTGTATTCAAATCCGCCAATTAGTGGCTTGATGTATTCTCTGGAAACTCCAGCTTTTACTGTGGATGCTGTCACTGGAAAGTCAATTGTTTTATTGAACGACGGCCAATACTCTATTCAAACTTATCACAGCGGCCCAATTGGTAATGGATACACTGTTATTGATAGTGTTTTAAACGTGTCGGGCAACATTGTTTCGGGCGGATGGTATAACTCTTCTGCGGAAGGCGATTTCACGCAAAATTCAACCTATTTGTTCAAAACAATCAAATATTTGGCCCAAACAGTTGACGCAACTGGCAATGTTTCCAGCCGCGAAATTTTGATTACAGACAATTCCACAAGCAGAACTGGCGTTCTCTCAACTGGTATAGTTTATTCTGAATACGCCGTTTCAGATAGTAATCAGTCGGCCCAATTCTTAGTTTCTGGTTCTGGATACGCTAATGGGTCTGGAACTATCTGTCTGCTCTCAAGACTAACTTATCCAACTGGCAGTTACAAACTCTTACGCACTCTCTTATGATCGGACAAACAAATTTTTATGCAATTGGGCCAATTGTTTCAAACTCTGGCGTGTTAGATTATTTGGCGGCGACGGGTCAATTCTTTCCACCAATTTTAACTGCCGCACAAAGAACAGGTCTTTATACTGGTTTAGCCACAACAGGGGTTAGTCAATACGACGGCCTAATGGTTTTTCAAAAACCAGAGCAGGACTTGTATGTGGTTCAATCTGGAGTATGGAAAAAAATTAGCCTTCTGTAGGCCAAAAATATTCCTCAACTTTATCCCAATCGACAAACGGGCGCTCATCTTTAAACCCATTTCTTAGCGGGCATCCAAGGGCGGCGTCATCAATATAAATTTTAGCATAAGCTTTTGGGCTGCTCGTCCATGAATCTTGCGTTGGATTTCTTTGAATGCCGAAGAGTGGAATATCTCTCTCCTTGAACCAATTTACAGCGTCGGTTAGCATGTTTCCATGCTCGCAGCCATCGCTTCTCATTGTCCAGAGAATTAGTTTAGCTCCTTCGTCAACCAAACGGCGCAAAACTTTTTCAGCGCCAATGGATCGGCCAACTTTTGGATATTCATGTGTGACGCATGTTCCGTCGAAATCAATTGCTACTATCAGATTTTTCATCTTGTTTAGAAAAACTCAACCCCAAAATCTTCAAAAATTGACCCCTCTTATTGTGAGGAAGGGTGTTGTAGGCTTTCTTCAATCGGCGATAAACGCGGCGACTGGTGGGGTTTTCTGGATTGACAAGTTTGCGGATTTGTTTGGCGACGGTTTTGCGCATGGTTTATATTAACCTAGATTAAAGGCTTCAATGCTGTATTTAAATGGGTTGCCGTTAATATTTTTGACAAGACTCAGCATTTCAGCCACCAAATCGCGAGTTTCTTTTTGAGCGTCTTTCTTTAGGCGTAAATTACAAAGGTGAACAAACGCATGAAAACTACCCGTCCAAATGAATTTTGTCTCTAGGGCCAAAGGAAGAACGATTCGGCATTGTTCTTTTGATACTCCAGCTTTGCACATTTCATCATAGACCTCTTTGGCGTGATCTACGACAGACTGCATCCTAGATAGGAAATACTGATTTTTGTCCCCATGAACATCTTCGGCGCTTCCCTGTTTTGAGTCTTTTGATTGCATCCTAAGTTGCTCTGGCAACCAATAAGAATCGGAAAAATCAACATATCTTCCGCTAATAGAATTTCGCGCCCATCCAACTTGATGAGTGAATAATTGACGCTCTACAAAGATGGGGCATTCGATCCTAAATTGTAGTTGGGGGTGACGAAATGGTGTAGTGTGCCCATGAGAAGCGAGGTATTTCAAAAGTTTTGCGTCTTTTTCCTCAAAACGCTTGCTTTCCTTATTGTATGAAACGCGGGCGATATTAGCTACCATAAGATCGTCGCCAAAGTGAGAGAGGAGTTCTGCTTTCATATTAAAATTCCAATTTTAGTTGTTTTTCTACTTTTCTTTTGCCCGTTTCTACGTCTTCAAATGTAACGGCCCAAGCTGAAAATGTGGTGACATCGCATGTAACGTGATCAAATTCTCTTTCGTATCCAAGAAATTCTTCGCTAACTTTGCGGAAGATTGGTTTTTTAGGGAAGGGCCACATGTTGTTTAACCCAAGACTGCCCATCAAGGGCGAATCCTAGTTTTTGGTAGAGTTTTTTCAGTTTGTCATTGTTTCGGGCCGCGACTGAACCCATGACTAGTATATCATATGACTTTGCAAAGTCAAGCGCCGCTTTTAACAATTTTACGCCGCAACCTGTTTTAGACAGCCAAAGCATTTCGCAAAAGGTTGTTTTATTAAACAGGGGATTGAACGCCGAATACCCTAAGAAAATACTGTCCAACGCTTCATTTGACCAGCAATGATAACTCCAAGTTAGTAATTGAGGGTTAGCGAGAGTTGCCAAACCTTCTTTGCTAATTGGTATAACGTGCCCCGCGTTTTGGTTGTCGAAAAACCACTGCTTTTCAAGATTGTCTAGGAGCGTTAGGTAATCCTTGGGATTTAGGATTTTCCGCACTGTTTGGGGCATGAGGATCAAAAAATGGTGTATTTTCGGGCGGCAAACCTAATTGAGGAATCGGCGGAACTCCAAAATTCATCGGCCCATCGTTAATTGAGCGGATTTCGATTTTCGGGCGAGTGCCTTCAATTTTCATCTCTTCAAGACGAAGATCAACAAATCTCCACCAAAAAACGGCCAAAAGCGCCAAAAGGCAAGGAAAAAAGTTCCAGTGTTTCATGTTTTAAGCGGTAAGAATTTCAATCAACTTCCTACAATCGGTCACAGGAATATCGGCGTAGCCATTCCAGACTTTTTCTTCGCTCTTCTTATACTTTGATTGAATTAGGAAGTTACGGAATTCGGCCCAATTTTTGTATTTTTTCTTGGCATGTTGCTCAAGAGTATAGTTCGGATCGTAGGCATTTGGGGCGTTGTCCTGTTCTTCATGAACAACGTTTTTGCCCTTGGAAATTTCGTCGTCACCAACGATGTTGATGTTTAGGAAGTTACGTACACAACGAACAAACGCCCGATTTTCGGCCTGAGTTTCTTTCAGAGTAGCCATGAAATCGCCGCAGTTTTCGCTTGTTGAGTTAGCAATTGATTGGAAACTAACATGAATCTTATTTGTTTCGTAATTTGGCTCCCAAAGAATGCTGCAAATGGCTGAAACGCCATTCGGCAAATACTCAAGATGATACCTCACTTCACGATAGCCTCGCAAACGGGCCAATTCTTTATATCCTCCCAATTTACAGAGTAGTTGGTGATCTTCCAACCCTTCAATAGAAGGTGGAACTTCCTTGCCTGCCCGCTCAAACCAACCCTTGTTTGGGTAGAGGAATTTGGGATTAATCATTTCGCGCCACGAAACAAAACCGTTCTCATCGAACTTGTAGTCCACATTGTCAAGCAGCCCAAACTCATTACGTTTCAGTTTGAATGGGCCGTTCTGGTAATTTTCGGGATAGTTTGAAGAGGGAATAATTGGTGTGTCAGTTGTCATGTTTTTGAAAAGTAACGAGTAGGGGAGTCGAACCCCCTATTTTCCGAGGGAAAGTCGGAGATATTAGGCCATTATATGAACCCGTCGTTTGTTAACGATAGAAGTAAAAGTATTCCGTGTCAAGCCAAAACTCTGGACAATCAATAATTTGATTTGCCCGAGAGAATGGAATGTTGTTTTTGTAATGGGCCACGCTTGGAAAGGTTTGGCCGTTGCTAATGAGTTGTTTCTTGGTGAAGAATTTAGCGTGTTTTGGAATACTGTCAACAAGTTTTTGTTCGGGATAGTCTAATTCTTCTACAACGTAGTCGAAGAACTTTTCTCTCATCTGTGGGAGAAATTCTTTCTTTTCGCAAAAAATTATTACGTCCAGTCCAAGGTTTTTGGCCGCTTTGAGATATTCCGCCGAAAAACTTTCCAAAGAATCGGCCATTAAAATCAGCCGCCCAATGTTCGGGCGAAACTGTTTTAGGCTGTCCAGTGTTATGGGTTTTCTGGAAATTATATGGGCCTTGTAGCCTTTTGCTAGCCAGTGAAATAAGCATTGTTCGTTGTGCTGCAAGTCCATTCGGAAATGCAAGTAACCGTTTTTAAGGGCTGGATTTTCTTGGAAGTGGTCGGGAACGATTTCCATTACGGGATTGTAATAGTCTTCGCCAACACGAATTGTCTTCATGTTCAACTGAACGCCTTTACAGAGAAGGTCGAAAACGGCCTGAACAACTTTTTCAACCTTGATTGTGCGAATCATTTTGGGCGACTCGTTGGGTTGGTAGGATGGTTTGCGGTTATTCCATTCGGGTTCTAGGATGATTTTTTTATCGTCGGGGAGCCAATTTGTGTCTGCTTGTTGGGGAAATATATGGCTATATAGGAGAACCGATGGAATACCGTAAGCAGAACCAATGTGCTGAACCACACTGTCGATAGCAATAACCAATGAACTTCGGCGGATAATGTAGCAACTCTGACCCCATGATAATCCCAAGAATTGGCCGTCTGTTCCGTCAATTATTGGGTCATTTTTGCCGCCGATTTGATAGATTCGATAGCCTAGTTTGTGTAGGACGGGTTTTAGGAGCGAAATTACCTCTGGAAAAAGCTCGTAATGCTTGGAGGGAAGCTTGCAATCATTATGAATGAGAACAAATTTTTCCGCTGTTAAAGGGAAGAATTTTTCGTTTAGGATTGGTTTTTCTTTGGGGATTACTCCTAGAGCGGTGGCGTAAGTTTGCTGCAAATTCATAATTACATATTAACAGAACCATATCTTGGCCGATAAATTACTACAGCTAGGGGCAATGGCAATCCATGATCGGCGTCACCAAATTTGGGTCGTCCCTTTACGAACCTTACTTCCGCAACATTTAAGCATAAGTCGTGGAACCATCTTGTGTTAGTTCTGGCGGGGATAAGGCAGACTGTTGTTACCCCCTTTTTGCTTTCTTCTAGGGCTTTTTTCAGCCATTTTGGAACATCCTTTCCATAAGGAGGATTCATCCAACAAACCCCGCTCCATTCTTGAGATAATCCATCGACTTCTTTCGTGAAGAATTTCGAGCATTTTGCGTTTTCTGGTGTGGCGGAAACATCTAGGGTAAAATTAAATTCCCTATTAAGGGGATCAAATACCTCTCTTGGGGTGGCCCATTCTACTGTGTTGCTTTTGAATCTTGAATCGAAATCGGCCATGTTAGTTTAACCATTCTGTTTTGTATTCCACACGGTCATTTTGATAAGCCAAGAATTTCTGAGTTTGCGCCCCAAGATATTTAACAAGTCTGAAATATCCCCTATGATCACTGTTCCCAATCATGAAAAAGATGTTTTCCGCCGCTGGAAACCACGGCAGAACTCTATGCACGGCAGGATTACCTTCAACTAAATCAAAAAACTCGGGCTTCGTGAAAAAGTATAAGTTGTATTCGGGATACAGGGCTTTAAATTGCGCGAGTAAACTATTAACGATGATCAAGTCGCCCGCACTTTCGGCTAGGACAATCGCGCACCTGCGAGATTCGTCATCTTTATCCAACAGTTCGGCCAAATCTACTGGCTTGTTATTCAAATTAGCGTTAAATTGGTGGGCAAGATTAACGAAATGCTTGTAAACGCCTTGATAATCTCCCGACTTCTTTAAATGGGCCGCCCAGTTTTTGACATGGCTGGTGTTTTTGTCAACCTTTTCGTTCATCATTTCGGTCAAAAGATTTATTGCGAAATCTTCGGGAGAAAGGTTGTTGGGGGGAACGTGGGCGGGGTTTTTGGGAGCGTGAAGAAAATCCTCGTCCTTCCAATCGACAAATGGTAGATTATCTATAATCTCTTCAATCTTTTTGCCAACTGATTCGATTGAGTAATTCTCAATTGCGTACTTTCTTGACAATTTGCCCATTTCGTCGCGCTCATCTTTTGACATTTTGCAAACATTAGAGATTTCTCTGGCAATAGATTCTGGAGATGTGTTTGCTTTTGTAAATTGAGAGCATCCCTCTTTGTAGGCATTCCATTCTAGGGCAATGCCACCGCTTCCTTCGCAGCAAGCGTCTTCTCCAGAGGAGTAGTTTGTGGCAAGAGTAATTAGTTCGCAAAATTTAGCCTCTTGAATTGGAGCCTCTTGCCCGCCAGATGTATGTGGATGGCAATAAATCGTCATTAGGTTGTAAATTTCGGCCAATTGGTCGCGATCAACTCCGCTAGAAATATTTGGGGTGAATACAGAATTTTCTTCGCCGCAAAATCTGCATTTTTGACCGTTTCCTGTCCACGGTTTTATATCGTATTGCTTGCACTTCCTGCAAAAGTGTGTATTTAGAACGTTATTGTTGTTTATTCCGTATTCATGGATTAATCTATCAATATCCCATCCCTCTTCTCGACTTGTATGTAGCAAGAGTTTAGCTTTTGCAAGAGGATTTTGTTGTTTGAAAATTTTAAATCCTTCTAGTAAGTTTGGAATACTTTTCCTAAGTTGGCTGCGAAATGTAAATCCAATAACTTCTTCATCGTCTTGAATATTAAACTTTTCCCTTAGCTGTTTTCTTTTCTCTTCGGAAAATTTATAAAAACATTCTGATTCCAGTGGGCCATGCAGGGTTTTTACATGATCGTATCCCATTTTCTTCATTTCTCTTTCCGCAAAAGTCGCCCAAACAAAATAATTTGGAGCTTTTGGCGCTAAATCAATGGCGGAATTCAGGATTGGTACTGAATCCAGCGTAGTATGCACAATTGTATTAACCTTGTTCCACCATGGTTTATTAGAAAGAAAGTCAACTCCCCATACGTCCTCTGCGTGCCATGTCACGTCGGGCAAGAACTCCTTGACAATCCTATCAATTCCGCGTTCGCCATAATTAGCTTTTCTAGCCTCATTTTCTCTTTGGCCGTGGTCCTGAATAGAGTTGATTTGTTGTTGATCTTCGATAGAAGGTGAGGTTCCCCTACATTTCCACGGAAGTTTTTTTGTTTCTTCGGCATCAAAGGCTAGTCCATTAGACGCGCAGCACAATTCATATTTACCAGTCTTGAATAAATACCTCATTATATTGGCGACAACCGTTCCGAAGCCTGTTTTTAGGGTCGGATGGTTGCTGTGGAAAAGAATTTTCTTTTTTCTCATTTTATATTACTTTAGCCCCCTTTTTCCAGAAAAAACCCTTATAAGGAATATTTTTTCTACATGCAGTATTTATATTATCTCTATTGAAATTATTTAATTTTGCTGCTTCGCAGGTTCCTTTATAAATGTCAAAAATTAGTCCATTTTCATCTAGCTGATAAACGTATCGACGATGAGACTCTCTTATTTTTTCTCTAACCTCTAGGGTTCTCTTTTTCCCTTTAATAACTGATCTTCGCGTTTCCCCAGAAATGAATCTCCAGCTACAATCATTAAAATATTTTATAAAACCTCCGCAGGCGGAGCGGACCGAAACTTCTGATAGACCGTATTTTTCACACGCATCTTTTATTGACTCAAATTCTTCAATTAGCTCCCCTTCCTTAGAAAACATTCCAACTCTCCTTCTGCGAACCCTATTAAAGTTATCCTTAAAGTCTAATGGTAGAGAAATCCCACCCTCTTCTTCATCAATGCACTTCCACCAAAGATTTCTATATGTTCCCCTTTCTCCATTGAGAACCCTGTTTATGCAATTTGCATTGAATCCATCTTTTTTTGCAAAAAAATGAGATGGATAGCTTTTAACTAAATTGCCATCCTTGTCAAAGGATGCTATTGATTTGCCCCTTAAAATTGAGACTTTTGCCGAATACTCTTCTCCTCTTTTGAAACCCCTAACAGAACCAGCGGTAGGAGAGCAATTAAACCCATTTTCTCCGAAAGGCTTTAGCGTATCCAAATAATATTGCTCCCTTTCAATAAGTTTGCTCTCATCAACAATCTCTACAATTTGAAATTTTAAACAGCCTTCCCCATACTTATTGTAAAAATTTTGAAGATGAGGAGAATGGTGTCTTTTATTCCTTAGTGCTCCAATGTGTTTGTTAAATCTGATTTTGAAGGATTCGGTAGAACCGATATAAATTTTATCATTTAAAATATTGATTATTTTATAAATGCCCGACGACTTTTTTAGTTTGCTATCTATATCAAATTCCATCCATTATACTAACAAAATGATTTTGGATCGTTAATCATTCGTCGCCCTTCTTCTTTTCTCCATTCTTCCAAAGGATTTCTTTAATGGCCTCTTTACAAAAGATTTTCAACACTTCGATTTCCTTTTGTTCAAAGTATGTGCCGATTTTAAGGGAGCCGTTTTTTGTCACGCCAAAACTAATAGCATCTGGCTTATTCATGGATGAGCGATCCCATTTTTTCATGGAAAATTGGGTCTTGTCGTCCTTGTATTGGTGGAAAGCAGACCAATCTCCAAAAGAATTCAGAGCGGCCAAAATACCGCCAAGTTCCTCTACGTTAATCTTAGAAGAAAGAGATTTCGCGGGATTTTCGGCGTTTTCCTTGAATCCACCCTTTTTTGTCTCATCATTCCATGTGGATTGTTGAATCATGTTGAGATAAACGCAATCCCTACCATAGGATAGTTTTAGAGACATTGCGGAACCTGTTAGTTTGGCGTTGGGCTTGTAAATGGATACTTGCATAAGTAAGTTATACTAACAAAAAGTGTAAACAATAATATGAAATCCATACTTTTTGCCGCTTTGCTTTTTCTATCTTCTTGCGCTAAAAGAGTAAAAAATCCAGAGGTTGGATATGTTTTCGTCTCTAAACTAAGCGATTGGGTGTAACTCTTTAACAAAACATGAGATATTCTATTCAATCAGTAACCGCCTCTTCAATGGGAGTTGCGAGTGATTTCATAACTGGCACAAGCGTTTTCTCCAATCCTGACGGATGGGTAGCTTTCCGAACAGTTGATGCAAATACTGTTATTGCAGATATTACTGGCAATGCTTCCATTAGCGGATTGTCTTACTTGGTAGGCAAAACGCTAACCCCGCCTTACGAATTTTTAGGCCAGTTTTCCGCGATTAGATTAACAACGGGAGCTTTGCAGGCTTTTAAATAATGCTTGGATTAAAGATAAAACTAGGATCAAAACCAATTTCAACACCAATTGAAACTGGCGGCAACTGGATTTTATCTGCTGGAACATGGAATGATAGCGGATTATGGGTTGATTCAGAAACATGGAAAGATTTATAATAAAATATGCCTTTATCTCAAATAAATAATGGAGACAGCGGATTAGTTGCTAGAACAGCAATCAACGCTGCAATAGCGAGAGTCAACTCTTTTGAAACTCCAGCATCTCTTGCGTATAACGCTACTTTATCTCCCGCCTATGGAGATGGCGCTTTACGCACGGTTACGATGACTGGAAATGCAACACTTAACGTGCCAAGTGGGGCTAGCGCAGGGCAGATTTGGACTGGTATTTTCATTGCTTCTGGAGGCGCTCGCGATTTAAACTTGGCGTCTGGCTTTAAAACACTCACTGGAGCTACTTATACACCGACTATTACTAGTAGTTCGATTCGTTTTATTCAGGCTTATTATACGGGTTCAGTCTGGCTCGTCATCAAAAACCAAGAATTTGCGCCGTGAACCTTTACTTCATTGAAACAGCGGATCAAGACCCCACTAACCTAAGCAACTGGTTTGAGGATAGTTCTGGCAACACTCCAGTAAGCGGGCCACCAACAAGCGGCGATGATTGCTATATACAGAGCGGAACGTGTAGTAGTGATTCTTTTGCGTACAATTCATTGACGGTTAACAATAATGGTACAGTCACGAACAATGGCGGCACAGTCACGACCAATGACGGTACAGTCACGAACAATGGCGGCACAGTCACGACCAATGGCGGCACAGTCACGACCAATGGCGGCACAGTCACGTACAACTACGGCGCAGTCACGAACAACTACGGCACAGTCGCGGACAACTACGGCACAGTCACGACCAATTCTAGCGGCGGCACAGTCACGACCAATTATAGCGGCGGCACAGACAAGTACAACTACGGCA